CCTGCTAGCGTTCAGGATGCCTGTTCGCTATGCGAGGATTGTGAGGTAACCAGCCCTCCCTCTTGTGCCCGGCAGCATGAGAGGAAGGAGGCAAAAAGGGTGTTTGTGACGAGACACCCCCTCTTGGCGGCCTTACACCGGTTGCCTGTGGAGGAAACTTCGACGTTTATCCCGCGCGAGGAGCCGCATCATGTTCCAAATCCCCTACCGCTAGGCAAGATCTTGTGGGGGAAGAGGACTGCGGTTACCCTCCCGGTCGAAGCCGAATCCGTGGGCATGGTGACGCTGCCTGGTGAGGTAACTCCGCCGAGTGTCGTACCCTCGGATCGTCATACCACAACCAACATGTGGCTCCGCCCCCTTCGTGTTCTAGAGAAGACCGGAGGCTGGATCGTGCCTGCCAAGGTTGATTGCATGGATCCTGATCCATTGCATTCGTGCGGTGTTCAGGCGGATTGCATGATGCGGCGGCTGGAGGGTCCTGCTGTAAGGTCTTTCGCACGTCTGAGGGAGGGGTTCTTCTCCCCCCGTGTCAAATCGGGGCCACAGCTTGCGGGTTTAAACACCTTGAGCGTTGGTAAAACTGCCCCCCAGGGTTCGCCTGCCCCTGGGGAGTTTGTTGGGGTCACGCCCCATACTGCGGTGGAAAGCCTTGAGAAAGCTTTTTGCCAAAAAGGGCGACCAGGGGTCAGAGATTCCCCTGAGGCGGATGGAAACGCCAGGCTCCGGCGGCGGGTACGTTGGGCTCAGAGGTTGTCCTCTGAGTTCGGCCTTCCCCCGGGTGTGTTGGGTGGGTTCCTTAAGGGACGGTGGACACCAGACCTCTCCCTTTCGGATTACCCCGATTGCACCCGGGTGTTGGCAAAACTATTTGCCGGCGGTGCGAAGTTCCTGGGCGGGGGACACTCAAGAACCCGTGCACTGGAAACAGATGAGATTAAGGACGATGTCAAGGTACCAATGACACCGTTCCTACGCTTGGCCATAGCTGACACCGAGGTGTTGGTGTTCCCCGAGCTCATCTGCTTGCTCTCCACCTACTCCTTTGAGCGTGAACGCACGCCCGAGCTTTTTTCTTCTTTGAGGCTCAGGGCGCAGGAGTGGGTTAAGAAGCGCTACCTCTGTGATGACGTGGCGGCTCTCGGGCTGCCTGTCTCAATTGCCTTGTCCTGTGTGCCTACCATTCCGCAGCAGGTTGCCTCGAG